AGTTTGGAACGTTTACGGTTTTAGTTAGAGACTACAAAGATACTGACTTAGATATGAAAGTTTTAGAGCAGTATAATTTATGTACTCTCGACCCTCGTGATGAAAACTACGTTGCAAACAAAATTGGTGATTTAAAAGTATATTATAATTTTAATGCAACAACTAGATCAGAAAGAAGAATTAATGTAGACGGGAAAAGACCTAATCGATCAAACTATGTAAGAATTGTCATGAATGATCAAGTGGAAAACAGATTAATCCCAGAAGAGACACTACCATTTGGTTTTAGAGGGCTTCCTTTACTTAAAACTTGCGACAATTTTACTGACGATGATACTGTATTAGCTGGTGGATCACTTAATCAGAGGCTGACGCTCGTTGAAGGTTCTGCTGCTGTTGCTGGCGAGTCACTCTCAGGATCAATTATTCCTCCTGTTCCTTTTAGATTTAAATCGACACGAGGTGCAGTTAACTCTTCACCTTCTTTTGTAGGACAAAAAGGTTCTTTGGAGATAGCTGATAAAAGATATTTCTGGGGAATTAAATCAGAAAAATTGGCAAATACCGGATCAATATCAAGTGCTGTTCTTAAGTCTAATGCTTCTTCAGGAAGAAATCCTTTAATTGACTCTTACTCTAAGTTTTTAGGAATTCAAAAATTAGATACTCTAACAACCGGTTCAGGTGCTGATATATTTAACAATAATAAGTTTACATTAGCCAAAGTGGCGCTTCCTAATACAATTAGTTTAACGTCAACTATTGAATCAAGTATTGCAAGTGTAGTAACAGGAACAGCTGATGATCATATGATTGACAGTGCTTATCTAAGAAATGGTATTATTGAAACTAAAAATTATACAATACCTGATACTTTAAGTAGCGGTCAAAGAATAACTTTTGCAACATTGGCAGCAGCTAGACAAACAAAGTATTTTAATCGATTTACAGACTACGCTAAGTTTACAAATATACTTTTTGGCGGATTTGATGGTCTTAACATTTTGGACAAAGATAATCGTTTAATGAATGACAGAGCTAGCTCTATGGATGCTTTAGGTAACGCATCCAACGGTACCTATACACATGAAAACCTTCATGCTGACTCGAGCCCAGGTAGTGGTAACGACAACAACATAATTAATTCTTATAGAGAAGCTGCTAAAATAATAACAGACCCGTTTGTTTCAAGAGTAAATGTAATTGCAGTGCCTGGAATAAAAGAGCCTTTTGTTACTGATCATATATCTGAATTGACCCGTGACTATAGTCAAGCAATATACTTGATGGATATTCCTAGCTATGACTCGAGTGGTAATAGAATACATAATACAACTACCTTACCAGATGTACAAAAAACTGTTGATGAGTTTGAAGGTCGAGGTATTGACAATAATTACGTAGCAACTTATTTTCCTGATGTTGTTTTTGATGATGATATTAATAGAACTTCACAAGATGCGCCATCATCAATTGCTGCACTTAAATCTTTAGGATATAACGACTCAATTTCTTACCCGTGGTTTGCTCCAGCAGGATTTAATAGAGGATCACTAAACAACGTCTTGAATACAAAAGTTCGATTAAATTCAGAAGATAGAAATATCTTATATGAGTCAAGAATTAATCCTATTGCTAACTTTCCTAACGGTGGTTTTGTAATATTTGGTCAAAAGACACTTCAACAAGATAGATCTGCACTTGACAGGGTTAACGTAAGAAGACTATTGTTGGAAGTTAAAAGAATTGTGGGAGATGTTGCTAATAGTTTAATTTTTGAAAACAATACACCGCAGACTCGTGCAAGATTTATTGCGCAAGTAACACCTTCATTAGGTGCAATTCAAGCAAATCAAGGAATTGATCAATTTAAAGTGGTTATGGACTCAACTAATAATACAGCGCTAGACATTGAACAAAACAGACTCAATGGAAGAATTATAATTGTTCCTACAAGAGCTATTGAGTTTATCGCAATTGACTTTATAATTACAAACTCAGGCGTCAGTTTTGAATAATAAATTTAAAAAAGTGGAGAATTTTATATGGCAGAATTAACTTTTAAATCGGCAGGAGTAAGTACAAGAGAAATAGACTTGTCACAACCTTCTAGACTTGGTCCAGTTGGAACACCTGCTGGAATTATTGGTACTTCACTTGAAGGACCTGCATATGTTCCGCTAACATTCGCAAATTTTAGTGACTTTGTTTCGACGTTTGGCGCTAGTGATGGAGAAAAGTTTGGCCCAATAGCAGTAAGTCAATGGCTTAGTAATGCGCAAGCTGTCACCTATATGAGAGTTTTAGGTGCAGGTAACGGAAAACAAAGAGATAATAGTGGTAATGTAACTTATGCCGGGTTTACAGTAGGTGATCGAATTATTCAAGATAACGGTCAAATTGGAAATAACGCATATGCAAATAATGGCAACGGGGACGTTGAAGGGCGCACTTATTTTCTTGGATGCTTTATGTCAGAATCTGCAGGAAGCACTATTTTTAGTGATGCAGGTATACAAACGTCAACCAGCGCAGTTCCTATTTTAAGAGGAGTGTTGTTGGCCCCTAGTGGAGTAATACTTCATTTGAGTGGTAATAATACTGCAGCAACAGGTGCGCCAAGCAAGTCTAATACAGCAACTACGTCAAAACAAGGTCATATTACCGGTTCTTTAAATTTAGGATCACAAGAATTTGTAATGTTAATGAACGGTTATTCAAATTCTGACGCTGGTAAAAAGACTTTTATAACAGCTTCTTTTGATATGACAGCTCCAAATTATTTTGCAAATGTATTTAATACGAACCCATATAAGATTGAGGAAGAAGGTCACTATTTATATGCAAATTATGATATATACCCAGACTTAGCTAGCGTTACCGGTTCTGGAGTAGTTGTCGCAGGTGTCTATTCAGATAGTGAAAAAACAAAAGAAGATATTGCATTTTTATTAACTTCTTCTTTTGGGCGCGGAGAAGCTTCTAGTTCAACAGAAATTGATTATGAGTCTTTTACAGACAGATTTACGCATGCATCTTCGCCGTTTGTTATATCACAAGGTGGAACTTCTGCTAAGAACTTATTTAAAATTCACGCTTTGTCAGATGGGTCAGGAATATCTAATAGATATAAGATATCAATTGAGAATATTAGAAAATCATCATCAACAATTGACCTTTATGGGTCATTTGATTTAGTAGTTAGAGACTTTAGAGATACTGACGAAGATCCTGTCGTTTTGGAATCATTTAGAGGATTAAGTTTAGACCCTACATCTGATCGATATATTGGTAGAGTAATTGGTGATCAAAACATAAGATATAATTTTGATGTTGCGTCCAGTGCTCAAAAAATTGTTGTTGAAGGAGTGCACCCAGTTCAGTCTAGGTATATTAGAGTTGAAATTACACAAGAAGTTAAAGATGCATCTACAGATGCTTCGCTTTTACCTTTTGGTTTTAGAGGGCACAATCATATTGTGACTAGCGGATCGTTGATGACTTCTGATGACAATACCGATGTTTTTACAGCAGCTAGTTTGCATAAAAGAATTGTTGAGCCTCCTATGCCTTATAGAGAAAACATAGCATTAGGTACAGGTATTAGAAAAAGATCTGATCAAAGATTATATTGGGGTGTTCAAACAAATAGAAAAACTGATGCAACACAGCCTAATCTTCAAGGTCTTTTTGATAATTCTTTTGAATCATTTGTTAAACATTTTCCTACACATAGAACTGACACAATTAGCTTTTCAGCTGGTAATAATGCTGGTACTGCCGATATCAATGGAACGGTTTTGGATAGTGATAGGTTTAATAACAGTAAGTTTACATTAGAAAATGTACTTGTAAGAACAGGATCAGACACCTTGGCAGATCCGGAATATTGGTTAAGTGCATCATATGTTAGAGGCGGAAATATTACACCAAACGCTTCAAACAAGACAAGAGCTTTCTCTGTGGATGACTTAGGAAAAGTTGCAAATACAAAATTCGCAAAATTTACTTTCTTAATGCAGGGTGGTTTTGATGGAGTCAATATATTTGATGAAGAAAAATCAAAGTTATCAACAGTTGCTATTAGAAGAGAGATAGCAAATGAAGAAAACAGTGCAGGTGTGTTAAATAATACAGTTGCTGCGTATAGAAAGGCTGTTGATTTAATGGCGTCAAAAACAGATGTTGATATACAATTGTTGGCAATTCCTGGCATTAGGCACTCTTCTGTGACAGATTACGCAATTCAAAAAGTCGAAGATAGATTTGATGCGATGTACATTATGGACATTGAAGAAAAAGATCAATTAAACAACTATATTACGTCATCAGCACAAAAACCACATGTGGCAAACACTGTCGTTGATTTTAAAAATAGAGGTCTTAATACTTCATTTGCAGCTTCTTATTTCCCAGATGTTGTTGTTGAAGATCCGACAACTTCCACATTGGTACAAGTTCCTCCTTCAGTTGCAGTTTTAGGAGCTTATGCATTTAACGATGCTGTTTCACAC